GAGATATCAGGAGCGAATTAAAAGCTGCTGGAAATATCTTTTCAAGCTTTGGAAAGAAAGCTACAAAAGCGATGGGAAATGCGATAAAGGCTGCAGGAAAGTTGAAAAAATCTATTTCCGCTACACAAAAGCAAGCAGATAAGGGAATGTCATTTGGGCGAATGTTAGGTTCATCAGTGGCGTTCTCTTTTGTTTTTCAGGGGATTAGTATGATTCAGCAAGCAATCAAGGAAGGCTCTGATAATCTCACGCAATATAGCTCTGAATATAACCACAGTATTTCTTCTATGGTTTCCTCGCTGCTATATCTGAAAAACGCATGGGCGGCGGCATTTGCACCGATTGTAAATGTAGTAGCACCATACATAGAAGCGTTTGTGAGCATGATTGCGTCTGCTTTGAATGCAGTTGGAACATTTATGGCAACTCTTACTGGAAAAGGTTCTGTGGTTCACGCAAAGAAAGTATGGAAAGATTATGGAGCTGGTCTTGAAAGTGCTGGTAGTTCAGCAGATGAAGCAAAGGATAAAATGAAAGAGCTGAAAAATACAGTTCTTGGATTTGACCAATTAAATATGTTAAATGCACCAGATACTGATACAGGTAATAAAAGTGGGACAAGCGGAGCAGATATCTCTCCAAATGAAATGTTTGAAACAGTTAAAACAACTGGTGCTATTTCTAATTTTGCAAAACAATTGAGAGAAGCTTTCCTAGCAGAAGACTGGGACGGATTAGGGGCAATTATTGCAGGTGGTGTAAATCGTGGATTGCAAAAACTGTACGATGCAATTAACTGGAGTAATGTAGGTCCTCAGATTACGTATTTCTGTAACGCATTTACAACAACGCTTAATAGCTTGCTAGATAATGTGGATTGGGATTTGATGGGAAGAACGGTTGGTGCAGGTGTTAATACCATTGTAAATACGATGAATCTTTTAGTTACTGGAATAGATTGGATTGGATTAGGTTTGTCGTTTGCGACTGGACTAATGGGCATTGTTAATGAAGTAAACTGGGAAAATCTCGGTATGCTTATTGGAAATTGGTTTATGATTTCATGGAATGTATTCAGTGGATTTGTTTCAAATCTTGAATATGAAGAAATAGGACGTGCGATTTCTGAATGTTTAAATGGAGCATTGCAATCCATAAATTTAGTTACGATGGCAAAAGCATTGTCGGATTTGGCAGTTGGGTTGTTAAGTACTTTAAATACTGTTATAGACGAGTTGAATTGGAAGGAAGTGGGACAACAAATTATCAGTGCAATAGCTGCTATTGATTGGGGAGGC